TTGATTGCCAGGTTCCCAGATTTGTATCTGGGTTCAGGCTGGTATCTAACGTCCTTGCTCAATTTCTTGAATGAGAAATTCGCACTTTATGCCTGTCATTTGAGTAACCCACAACGCTTGTTTGCTTACAATAATAAGACTGGGCGTTATAGAATAGAAGAGGGTTCTCATGATCATATTTATGATTCTGTTGCATTGCCAGTCGACGAACCCATCCTTTCAGGTGTTGCACTTACTGTGCCTGCATCTGCTAGTCCTTTTGCACCGAGCACTGTTGTTCGCAAGGTGTATTTCAATGACTTTGTTGAGGGTGATGATGGCGTGTTCAGAACAGACAAGATCTTCAAGCGGTTCCAAAAGATAATTGAGGCTAACTTTGCTGAAATAGGGTTCAGTTCAAAGCTCAAGTACGTGGCTGACGGTAGAGTTGAGTTTATTGGCGTTCACTTTTTTGCAGCAGGCGGTTCGATTTCGAAGACTGTACCTTGGGTACCAGCGATCGGCCGATACTTGTTGAAACTTGGTGTGAATGTCTCCTCTAATCCGTCCAGGGCAGCCGATGTTGCCCGATGCTCTGCATTATCCGTCCTATTTGGAGGAAGGATTCCCGCGTTTTCCGTTATGTTTTCAAATATTGCAGCAGATATAATTAAACGTCATAAGTTATCGGTAGCACAGGAAGTCAAGATTGAGGACTACACGGTCGAGAGTAAGGTTTGTGAAGTTGGATTCGCGACATTAGGCACACTAGTTGCTATGTCCGAGCTAGCTGCAAACCTTCCAGGACCAGATCAGACCTTACAACTTCGTATGCTAGAGAACTCGTTCGAGTTACCTCCCGGTGTACTTCAAACACATGACCTTGTTAAACTAAATCTGCTGTCATTGGTGATTACTTCAGTCACAGACGATGAGGAAGTCAGTACTTATTTTCCCGCGTTTGCTGGCTTTAAAGAAATCCATCCTGCTGCGTTCGACATCAGCACGATGGATTGAGGTTTTAGCGCCTGCTAACTGATGATTCTCAGCGCTATATAAAATAGAGATGAAATGGATACGGTCCCCTTAGTCGGGTTAAAGAACTTTAATTAAATAGTGTGCGCTTACTGAGCGTTACACTGGCCGTTAGGCATCTTTGGCTTACATTGTTACGTATATGCCAGGGTTTGTCATTAAACATCGTAATAAAAGATCATCAAGATGGGCAAGAATGCCAGCATCAATCAGATTACCATCCCCTCTGGACGAGGGGGGATGCGAAGGAATCAGGCAAGGCAG